TCTTGCGGAGCAGCGAGCTCCTTACGGGATGACCTCGATCACCTTGCCCAAGCTGCCCGCGACGCCCACGGCGCCGGTTCCGGCGCCGGCTCCGAAGGTGCCTGCCGCCGCTTCCACGGTGCCGTTGTTGGTGTACACGTCGGCGCAGATCAGGATGAGCCCGCCACCACCACCGCCGCCGCCGCCGCCGGCCGCTCCGCCGCCTGCCTTGCCTGCGCCGCCGTTCGCTTGAATGACACCCGTTGCGCCGTTGGTGATGCTAGGGGAGACGAGGACAACCACGCCGCCGCCGCCGCCGCCGGTACCGCCGGTGGAGCCACCGCCCCCAGACCCGCCAGCGCCACCGCCTGTGCCGCCCTTGGCCATCGCGACGCCTGTGGCACCAAACAGCGCGCCCAGTGCCGCTTGAGGCAGCTGGCGGATGCCGCCGCGGCCTGCTGCCAAGGTCACGGTTCCGCCGGCACCCCCAGCTCGGCCGCCGCCGGATTCGCCGCCGGCGCCGCCGGCGCCGCCAACGGCCGGATCGCCGGTCGTACCTGCATCACCTGCTGCATCAGCCGCCTGCTCCGCGCCACCGGCGGTTCCGCCTCCTGTCGAGCCTGCCGCACCGCCTGCGCCACTGACCGCGCCAATGACGCCGTTGCCAGTGAGGGAGCCGTTGTTGACAATCGACGTCTTGGCGTTGAGTCGGAATCCGTTGGCTCGCACCGTGACCGTGGCGTCGATGGTGATGGTGTCCGCGTACAGATCCCGATCCAGGGTGATGATTGTCGCCCCCCCGGTCGGGTCCGTCACCGTGGTGCCTGCGGGATTTCCCGCCCCGGTGTCTGCGAACACACACGTGCCGTCGTCACCGTCGCCCGCATACAAGAGCACGATGGACGAGACGGCGTCGAGCTTGGTCTTGTCCGCGGCAGTCATGAAGCCTGCCGAGACACCCGCCACGACGTCAGCGTGTAGTGTGCCACCGAGCTGATTACCGTGTGCGTGGACGTGATCGGCCGCGGCCGCGTTCAGAGCTACGCCTGCCGCCTGAGCGCCCAGGTCGGCAATGGTGCCGGCCACAGCGTTGATGGTCCGGAAGCTGGCCGTGCCTTGGGCAGCGTCGGCAGCCGGCATGGCGTGCTTGTGGTCAGCCGCAGCGGTCTTGTTGCTGGTGCCTGCCACGGCTGTGTCGCCCGCAGCCTGCGTCGAGATGTCACCGTTGGTGCGGTTGATGGCGCCGCTGAACTGGATGAAGGTCAGGGCAGTGGTGTTCAGGACGATGGGGTCCACCGTCGAGAGGATCCACGCACTGTTGGCCAGCGTGGTGCCCTCGGAGACCTCTGTGTACAGACCCGAGGTGACCTTGTCGCTGGTGTCGGCGTCAGTCGCTCGGGTCAGCTTCCAAGGCTTGGATGCCGTACCGATGGCGGTGAAGACGTAGATGCCGTTGTCGGCTCCCGCCGCCCCGTTTTTGACCAAGATGCGGTTGCCTGCGACAGGTGTCAGACCGTCCATCGATGCGTGCCCTGCAATGGCTCCATTGGCATTGGCCGTGAGCACGTTGTCGACACGTGTGTAGGCCGGCAAGGATGCTGCTGTGGCCATGCGCACCGAGTCTTTGACGTCCAGGACAGTGTCACCCAGCGCAAGGGACTTGACGATGTCGACGATGTCCTTGAGGACCGAACCAAACCGCAGCTTGTACCAGGGGGTTCCGACGTGCAGGTTCAAGTCCTTGATGGACTCCAGGCCCTGAGGGGTCAGGACGGCATTGAGCCGTGCCAGCTGGGCATCAGTGATGATTGTGGACATGCCTTCCTCACTTCTTCCGCTTTGTGGGCGGGGCAACCGGCTCTGCCGGTACGGCGCGTTCCTCAAAATGCTGCGGGAGCGCTCGCAGGTGGTTCAGAACATGACGGTCAACAGGCTGGGGGGAGAGTCGCCCGTCGTCCTGGATGTCGAAGTGGGCTCCCGCTGCTTTGACACAGATGGGCTTGTTCCCGTCGTCGGCCTTCCAGAACCACATGCGGCTCTCCCCCCTCACCTGTTGTCAGTGCCTATCGACCTTAGACGCTGGCCGGCGCGGCGCAGTTGGTCATCAGCCAGTTGTGCTCAGGCACCTTGAGGGCCAGGCCAACTGCCGTGATGAGGTAGAAGGGCTGCACGGCCTTGACGCGCGCCAGCGGGATGCGCATCAGCTTGATGAGCTGGTACAGGCAGATTTCCGCCGGGTCCTGGCGCAGGATCAGGGTCTTGTAGCAGCCGGTCCGCTCCGCGTTCAAGTCGACGAAGGTGGTCGTGCCACCGCCCGCGTTCTTGATGGTGGCGATGAGCTGGTACTTCTTGATGTCCGTGGCCTCGACGCCCGTCAGCACAGTGTTGACTGGGGTGCGGAACACCTTGTAGTAGGTGTACGCGGCGTCGTTGGTGAACTTCATCGTGAGGGAGTCCCCCTCGACGGTCATGCTCTGCGTGGTCAGCTGGGTCCACTTGGTGAAGCCGTTGGGGCCGAAGGCCATCACGGCGTACTCGTAGGAGCCGAGGTCCGCGGGGCCGAACAAGGAGCCGGACACCGGCGCGCCGGTGACGGCCGGCTGCTGGTTGATGGCCACGACAGCCAGCGCCGTGCCGTTGTTCATCGCGGACGAGACGGGCAGGATGGCCCGGTCGTCCAGGAAGATCAGCGGGACCACGGACAGGATTGACTCCCCGACCAGGATCTTCAGGGCTCCGTTGGGGAAGCCGTAGGTGATCCCCTCGCCGTTCATCTCGCGCCGAGCCATGGCAATCTGTTGCTTGGTCAGCGCGGTGTAGACCTTGGGGACCACGAAGATGTGGGTCGGCATGCCGAAGTTGGGGGCGGCCTGCAGGTCACGGACGCGCTCCTCGAGCAACTCCATGGTCAGCTGCTCGCCGTCAAGGTTCTCATACTGACCAGCCGTCTTGAGCTGGGTCACGACGCCGTCGATCTTGGCCTCGGCCACGACCGCGTCGCCGTACAAGGAGTCTCGCTCCAGGGAGCGGTGCAGGGTCAGCATGCCCTCTTGGGTCTGCATGACCAGAGGCTCGGTCGGGACAACCGAACCGCCCACCGTGTTCATCTGGGCGTTGCCGATGTCGGTGATGCCGCGAGTTTCAATGTACTGCTTGATCTGGACCGAGCCTCGGGCCAGCGAGCTGACGTTCTGAACGGCCAGTTCGCCTTCCATCGTGGCGTTGTCGATGTGTGCTGAGCCGTGGCTCAACCAGCGAACGTACTGAACGATCGTCTGGGTGGCATCGGCCTTGGGCAGCCACGCGAAGAACGCCAGGTGCTGGGCCTTGAAGTCAATCTGGCTGACCAGCTTGTCCAGGTCCTCGTTGACCAGCGGCGAGAGCTGTCCAGCCGACCCAAAGGTCGTCGGGGTCTGCACACCTGCGGTGACGGTGCCCGTCTCGAGCGACTTGCGAATCGTCTCTTCGAGCTGGGCGCGCTGTGCATTGGCCCCGCCCTCGGCACCGAGCAAGGAGAACGCGGAATAGTGGTCGCTCAGGGAACTGTACATTTGGTCCTCCAGCACACAGTCCGACAGTCAGGGTCGGCGCATCGAACAATGGGGCGCGAGTTCCTTACCCGCGCGGGACGTTGAACCGCTTGAGCACTTGCTCAGGGTTGGCGGCCGAGCCCTGCAGGTAGCCGATGGCCTTGTTGCCAATCTGCGCGTCGAAGCCGAGGTCTCGAACGGCCTTCTGGATGATGGCCACGGCGCCGTCGGGGGTCAGGGCGGTGTCCTTCTCGGGCTTGTCGCCAGGATGTGGGATGATGTCCGCCGCCGACCCGCGGGACAGCGGCTCGGGCGGCAGCAGCGTGGTGATGGCCTTGGTGATCTTCTCGACCAGCACGGCGTCGTCCACAGCCTCGGGCTTGGCGTCGCTGATGGCCTTGACGATGCTCTCCTGATGCCCGCCGACCAGCTTGGCCAGCCCGTTCAGGGCGTTTATGCAGCCGACCAAGGCCTTCTCAATTCTCTCCATCCGCTCTTCGTTGCGGCCGACCAGCTGGTCGGTGGCAGCGCCGATGGCCTTGATGCGCTTCTCAGTGCCCTCTTCAAGGTCCGCGACAGCTTTCTTGATCTCTTCCGCCATCACTTCGGGAGTGAAGGTGACCGGCGCGCCCATCGCCGTCTTGACGCCGTCCAGCGCCTTGATGATGGCTTCGACCGAAACCTCCGCCGGATCGTCGGTGGTGTCGTCGTCCTCCTGCATCGACTTGATGATGGCCTCGATTTTGTCCTCGGGGACACCATTGTCTTTGAGCTGGACACGCAGAGCTTCGATCTTCATCAGGGACCTCCAAGCGCTACCATACAGTTACCTGACATTTCCGTCAAGCAGGCGCGCTGTGCGAAAGATTTCACGAGCAACACTGTCGGGCGTATTTGGCCCCAGCACTGACCGCACCACTACCAAAAGCTCCTCCTCTGTCAGGTTGCTGACAGGGGGCACGACAGGGAAGCCGGCAGCTTTAATAATCGTCACCGCCGTGAAAGGGTTCACCGGCGTCGCCGTCAGGGCCACGCGGGAGAACATTGCCTTGCACAGGCGGCGTGGGTTGAGAGGATCTCGGCGGCCGCCCCCGAAGACCGAGAAGCCGATCTTGTTCTCGCCCGGCGCCTTGGCAAAGGATTTCATCAGGCGGTATGCCCGACGAGCCTTTGGCTGGGCCAGGACAAGTCTGCCCTCCACGCCCGTGGCCGGCTTGCCCATGTAGCTCATCCCTTTGTGGATGGCCGTCGGGTAGCCGATGATATCGTCCGGGTCCTTACCGTGCTCCCAGTCGAACTTGCCGTGCTGCAGGAAGTAGTCCCAGTTGATGGACGGCTGGTCGAGGATGTCGCCCTGGGCGTCCTGGTGCTCGGTGGTGCAGATGCCTGCGAAGTCAGCAAACTCCTTTTTCTCGTCATCCTCGTCGTCGTCCATGGCCTTGACCAAAGACTCGATCTCCAGGTTGATTAGAATGGGTAGCAGCGCCTCTTCAAACACATCAGCCTCCGCCTTTATTTTGCGCTGTCGGGTTGCTGAAAGCAAGCTAGTTGTCAGATTGCTGTCAGGTTCCCGCTACGGTCGGGTAGAAAGCCTGGCGGAACAACTAGTTGGCTACATCGGCAGTTCGGATGGGCCGGGAAAAGGGTCGCTTTCCAGTTCGCCCTTGGCACCCCGACGTTTGTCCCGTTGCGCAGCCAGTCTGCTGCCGACATGACAAGCGGCAGGTCGGGTGTTTCAAGATAAAGACCCAGACAGCTGTCGCAGGCTGTGGTCTCGGGAATCTTGGCGAGGCGCGCCTGTAGGCCATACTTCTCGACGCCTGTCAGGAAGACCGCCTCGTTGAAGACAGCCTGCAACTCGGTCGTCGCGACCCGCATCCAGTTGCGCGTTGCCTCGATAACCTCGGCCTGCAACGCCTCCTTGAGCTGGGCGGGGGTCCAGTTCTTCTCTACGGCCTCGGCTGTCTTGCGGCGGATCTTCTCCAGCCGCTTGCGCCGCAACGCCTCGTCGCCCCCGGTCAGCAGCTGTCCGCCCTCCCAGACTTCGGGCTGCTTGCCGATGAGCTCTGCGCCGATGTCCTCGCCGAGACGCTTGCAGTAAATACCTGCGCGCTCCATGGCCTGGTTGTAGGCCCGCTTCTGCTGCGGCGACATATCGAGCCGGCGGGCTTTGGGTACACGTCCCCTGTGATGGGCTGCGTCGAAGTCTGTCGAAAGGTCCACGATCATGTCGTGCTCCGTTTCGAGCGGTTTACGGCGAAGCCTCTGGCGACGCAGATATTTCTTCCACGCAAACGTGTCCCACGTCCGCATTTCTGACAGCTCCTCAGGGCGCGCCTTGGCGTAGCCGGCGCCGGCCTCGATGACCTCCTCGAAGGGGTTGGCCGGCCGCGGCTCCGTTATCGGCTGCAAAATACCGGCATCGACCATCTGCAGAAACTCGGCCGGCGGCACACCCGAGTGCTCGTAGCCTAGCGCCTCCACCAGGTAGGCTTGGTGGTGCAGGCGGGCCAGCGTCTGGACCCAGGTTTCGCCGGCCTTGGCCAGCTTGCTGAGGGTGCGCTTATTCAACGCCGTCCTCCAGCAGGATCTGTGCGAAGTCGTGGATGAGCTGCTGCATACGGTGCTCATACAAGGCGGCCATGCTGTGGGCTTCCGTGCTCACCACGTCGACCTCCCCGCCGCGGGGGAACTGGTCCGAGACGGCCTTCTGGATGACAACGTCCGCGCGCCGCTGCATACCGGCTGGGGTGTAGCCAGAGAACTCTCCGGGGAACGACTCTTCAATTCGAACTTTCACTTTTCCGTTCTCCGTCGGCGGGCAATCGCCGGCTTTGAGCTGCTTGTTGGTTGAGCTTGCGCCGTGGCGGGCATCTTGCTCGGATGGATTTCCAACAGCAGGTTGCGTATGCGCTGCCGAACATCCGCCTGGTCTTCCGGATCGTGTAGCAGACTGACCTGCGCCTCAATCTCACGCCTCAGCTTGGCGCTGTCGATTTTTCCCCCGAGGAATTTCCCGACCGCCAGAAGGGCCTCCTGCTCTACACCGTCCTCGGCTTCACTGAAGGCTTGTTGTAGACGTTTGCCCGCGTCTGGTGAGTAGGTGGACACGTCCCCAACAGGGTACTGGGCGCTTGTTTTGTCCGCAGGTGCAGCCGTTGCCGTCGTCGCAGGCTTGTCCGCAGGTGCAGCCGTTGCCGTCGTCGCAGGCTTGTCAGCCGGTGCAGGCGCGGCCGTCGTCGCAGGCTCGCCCGGCCAACCGTGCTCACCGTAGTGTGCGGCTGCTGCTTTGACAAACTGTCCGTAGGCCTTCTTCTTGAGGGCGGCTGCTGCCTCTGGCGGGTGCCCTCCCTGTGCGATGTCCTCCAGGGCTGCGCGGTAGGCTCCCTTTGCTTTGACAGCATCGGGGTGCTCGTTGGTTTTGAACTGCGTCGCGGCGTTGCTGAGCTGCTCTTTGGAGCGCCCTCCATAAAGGCGCCTTGCCTCCGCTGCAGCTACCTCTACGCGCTGCGCCTCGGCCGCCTCCCGTGTATTGTAGGCAACCCGGCGCTCTTGAAGCTTCTCCAACTCACTGCTCTCCAAGCTCATCTCCCCCAGATCGCCTTTCCGCTTCTTGCGCAGCAAATCAGCGTACCGCTTGCCGTCTTTATCGGACCACGGCGGAGCGGCAGTGCCGGCATCTTTCTGGCTGCTCGGCGGATCGCCTTTCTCTGTGAGATCGGGACTCTCGCTCGCCTCCTGCTCCTGCAGCTTCTCCACAGGCTGCTTGGTTGCCTGCTCCTGCAGCTTCTCCACAGGCTGCTTGGTTGCCTGCTCCTGCAACTTCTCCACCTGCTGCGCAGCTGCCCGTTGCTCTTGGTTGAACACGTCTGTTGCTGTTCGGAGCTTGTCTGCCGCGGGTGCGGCCGCAACCTTGGCGATGCCTTCGGGGGAGACCTTGGCCTGCCTGAGCGTCTCTTCCAGCGCCGCGGGACTCAAACCCTTCATCTTCTTGGGGATAAAGATGTCTCGAAAACCGTCCATATGGTAGGCATGGTCCATGGCCTGGGCGAGGCTTTCCTTGGGGGTCGGTGCGGGCTTGTCCACGACATCTGCGGCGGGCTTGTCCACGACCGTCATGTTCTGCTTGGGTGGCGATGGGGTCGGGGTCTCCCCGTGGCCATGCAGCTTCTGGTGCATCTGCACGCGCGCTTTGTTGATCTTGCGCCCCTCTTCGAGCTTGCTCTGGAACACCTTCTCGTCAATTCCGAAGTCCTGCGCCTGCATGACCGGCCGCACGCTGCTGCCGCCCAGCTCTTTCATCTTCGCAGCGTGGTCCGCGTGGGCGTTCAGATAGGTGTCGTAGGCCGCTGCGAAATGCCCTGGATTGTTGTGGTACTTCTCCAGCGATTTCTTGGTATTCGACACCCTCTTGCGAAAGGTGTCGTCCGCCATCTCGACAGCCTTCTGCTCGGGCGTCCGCTCCACCGGGACCTTGGGCTCCCGGACCTTGGGCTCGGGGCGCTGGTACTCTTTGAGCACGCTCTCGATGCTTTCACCGCCTTCCAGCCGCGAAGCGATGTTGCGGAAGTGCTCGGCGGGGCTGCCGCCCTTTGCCTGCACCGCAGCCATCAGCTCTGGCGTCCGGTCTTTCTTGGGCCGCCCGCGGCCGCGCTTCTCTGGCGCTGCGTCGGTGGGCCCT